CTATCAAGAATAATCTTCTTGCTCAGGGTGCTGCAGCAGAAGACCTTAAGTATGTTGCACAGCACACTACAGAAACTCCTGTTGTTGATAGTGAGTATGCACCTAATGAAAACGAAGTTGTTTATCGCTTCCGTGAATTAGTTGATATTGTCGTCAATACTCTTGCACCTGCTGGTCAGTCTGCAAGATCTGCAGGTAAGAATATTCTGTACAACCAGAATTACTATGAAGAAGAACTGCAGAGTGTAGTTAACTCTCAGTTTGGATCTGGTTCTTGGGTATATGATTCCTTTGTTGATGAAGTTACCAAGAATGTTGTCCATGATTTGATCACTACAGATACCACAGATAAGCAAACTGCCACAAAGGTAGTAGTAACAGGTGCTTCTGGTGATTTCATTGTTGGTGAACTGGTTATTGGTGGATCTGGTGGTGGATATTACAAGGTTCTTGAGTGGGATGAAGATGGTGGTATTCTCTATCTTGGTCCTAAACTCGGTGGAACTGCGTTCACTTCGTCCGAAGTTCTAACTGGTCGTCAGTCAACTACAACGGCAACCACTTCTAGCACAGGTGCTACCTTCGATTGGTATAACAATCCTGGTAATGTTGCTACGAGAAATACTGCAGAAGGAATCACTTCATTGATTAGTCAGGAAATTCCTGGTACAAATCTCTGGACAACTCCTGAGACCTTCAGCACTAATTGGAGTCTTCAAAATGGTGCCACTACTGTAGATGCAGCAATCGCACCTGATGGAAGTCAGACTGCAGATTTCCTCAAGGATGATACTACTAATGGTCAACACTTTAGATTCAGAAATTATAGTCTGACCTCTTTTGAAACTTTTGATACTGACGGCACCACATTCGACGCTACCGATGAGTCCTTCGATACTGGTTCTGCTACTGCCTTACAGAAGTACACGCTTTCATTCTTCGTTAAAGCAAATGATCTTAACCGAGTCAAGTATGAATATCTGTTAGATGCTGGAACCCCTGGTTCGCAAAGTGCATTCTTTACATTCAGATCTGATACAGGTGTCAGAGGAAGTCTCTTCAGTGGCGCTGCTATCAGAGTTGAACAAGAGGGTGTTAAGGCAATCGGTAACATCTCCGTAACAACCACTTCAGCAATGACTGGCACTTACACTGGTCTTGTAGCAACTGGTGCTGCTGTTGGCACACTGGCAACATTTGATGTTGTTATCGACCATGATAACGCACCAAATACAGCGGTAGTTACAATCAATAACGATGGTATCAATTATGATATCGGTGACACACTTACAATCGCTGCTGCATCCATCAATGGTCCTGGCGGCGGTAATGATCTCACCTTTGATGTAACTGATATCTTTGCTGCTGGTGCTGGTGTCATTCCTTATGGCGATGGTTGGTTCCGACTTTACATCACTGGTGAATTTGGTTTCGGTTTCTCAACTCTGCAACAAAGAATCTATCTTCTGAATGATAATGGACAAGAAAGTTATGCAGGCACTGGTCAAGGTGTTTATGCTTGGGGTGCGAAACTCAATAAGGGTGAACTCGATCCTTATGTCGCTGTTTCGGGTGAGACATTCTTCTCCAATACTGAATACAATATCAAGCAATTGATTCTTAACTCTATGATTGGTTGGATGTCTGAGTCTCTTGATAACTCTTTGACAAATCCTTCACCTGTAACCACCACATATACATTCTACGATTCTGCTGCTGCTGCAAATTATTCTGTTGAGTCTATTAGAAGAACAATTAGATACTTGCTTGATATCCTGAAACAGCAATTGGGTAATAGTAATTATGTCAATCTTCTTGTAGATAATAACGGAATTACAATTCCTACTTACACATATGGCGCACGTTCAATTCCTACAGGTATGCTTGGTGGAATTGGAGCAACTGAATACTTCTATGGTTCTTACACGGGCAGTTATGCTGAACTGAAGACCAAGACTCTGAATGAAGCTTTTGTCGCTAAAGTCTTCAAGAGATTCAGAATTGATGGTGATATTACAGATGGACCTTACACAATGAACGAAGTCGTTCAGAAGCAAGGTGATGCATCAATCGCAGGTGTTGTTTACGGATTCCATGAAGATGAAAACTACAAGTATCTCGATGTTGCCGTAACAGCGGGTACGTGGGCGATCACTGATATTATTGAAGGTCAAACCAATACCACTACAGCACAACTTAGTGCGATTGAAGATCGACTCCATGTTATTGATCTTCGTGGAACATTTGTAGATGATATTCCATTCAAGGGATATACCAGTGGTAATACTGCAACTCCTAATGGCAACATTCTTAATAATAATGCATCGGTACTCGCTAATACTGGTGGTAGATTGACAGTTGATACCGAAGGTCTTACAGGCAACTTTGAGACAACTTCGGTTGTGTATCCTAGCGTTTCTAGAGAATACTTGGATCTTCAGAGTTATGCTGGTCTGGAACTCAATGTTGGTGATCGTATCGGTTCTGATGGACACCAAAGATTACAGATCTCAATCATCACCACTAATGGAGTTACATATAATAACTTCACAGAAGGCAACAGAATTTATAAAGTTGTTGCAAATGGTAAAGTTAGCAGCGTATTTGGTCTCATCACGGATGTTGATCTCGCGAATAACTTCATCTACGTGAAGATGATTCAAGGCACACTTGCTCTTGGTGATTTTATCGGTGACTACGGCATTATTGAAGGTGACTTCCCACTTGGTTACGCAACAATCTCTACGATTGTTACTAACGCGGGTGCTGCTACTGGACTGGTTCAGAACGTTCAAACAATTGGTGGTATCAAGAGAGTTTATCTTTCTGGTATTCGTGGAACCTTCTCTGAAAGAGATGCAATTATTGGACCTGCTGGACATAAGTCTATTATTCTTGATCGCGATATTCTCAAGGCAAGAGTTAAGAGATTCTTCAAAGGATTTGATGGTTCAACCACGAACTTCAAACTTACTACGGGTAATGGTACTAAGTATCTGCCTGACCCTGAAGGTCACCTCCTCATCTTCATCAATGGTATTCTGCAACCTCCTGGCGCTACTAACGCATTCACTGCGTTCTCTGATCAAATTCAGTTCACTGAAGCACCAGAAGCAGGAGCATCATTCACTGGATTCTATGTTGGTAAACTGAGACAACTCGATGATATCTCATTCGAGTTTGACTCCTTACGTCAGTCATTCAACCTCAAGCGTAACGACGTGTTCTACTCACTTACGCTCACGGATGGCGTTCAGTCCACAACGATTCAACCAGAAAATAACATTATTGTCTCGCTCAATGGTGTTATTCAGCAACCTGGTGTTGGTTTTGAAGTTGTTGGTTCTAGAATCATCTTCTCTGAAATTCCTCGCGTAGGTTCTACGTTTGTCGCGTTCTCCTACGTTGGTTCTGAGGCAGACGTTGACGCTGCTGAAGTTGTTCCTTCCATTGAATCTGGTGACCTCATCAGAATTCAAGGTGAGACTGCTGACAGAGAAGTTGCTATCATTGAATCTTCCAACTCTTTGATCACCTTTGATTATCTTGGATCTGTCTTTGGTAGAGATGGTTCAGCGACACCTACTCTCACATCTCAGTTTATTGAGTCTGTTAGGGTTACTGCTGGTGGATCTGGATATACTTCTAAACCCGCGATCGTTGCATCTTCTATCACAGGATCTGGTGCAGAGATCACACCACTCATCGGTGTTGCTGGTATTGAACTTTCGTCCGTAGGTTCTGGTTATCAAGCACCTGTGATCGATGTTGAAACATCTGTTCCTGATGACTGGACTGCTCCCGATCTTTCTCAGTACGGGGAAGAACTGGTTGATCCAGAACTCTGATAAATAACTAAAAATAATTGAGCAAGTAATGTCTAAACAGACTATTAACGTTGGCGCATCCGCCAACGACAACCAAGGTTCGACCTTGCGTGCTGGCGGGCAGATTATCAATGCCAATTTTGATGAACTCTATACCGCTATAGGTAACGGCACTAGCACGCAATTGTCGGTCTCGGGTCCTGCGTTGAATCAGGTCCTAAAGTACACTGGTTCTCAGTTTGAACCAGCAGACTTGGGGACTTTGACTTCTTCTTTAGACGTTAATGGCAATAGCATTATTAGTGCCAGTAATGGTGATATTAATATCAATCCAAATGGCACTGGTGATATTATTCTTAGTTATGGAACTGCTACCGCAACCTTTGATGGTGGCACGAGTGTATTAGACGTTGCTGGCGTCGTACAATACAAAAATGAATTTACAACTCTTGGTGGTGCTCCTGCAGCAGCAACTTACCCAGGGTACTATTACACTGTTGATGGCGATGATAATCCTTATGTAAATATCAATATCACCGCAGGTGGTGCTGGTGATGTGCGTGCAAAACTTGCAACTGAATATTCCAGTATTGATCTTTTTAGTGATATTGATACTACAACTGCAGCACCTACAAATGGTCAGGTTCTGAAATGGAATAGTAGCAGCAGCAAATGGTTGCCTGCGGATGATGATTCTGGTCTTGCTAGTGTCAATGTGTTCCAGACTTTGAATGCTGATACTGGCAGCGTAACTGCTGACGCTCAGAGCGATAGTGTAACATTTACTGGTGGAACTGATATCACAACATCAATCTCTGGTGATGTGATTACAATTGCTTTCAGTGGAACTATTCCCACTACATTCGCTGCACTTAATGACAGCGATATGTCAGGAAGTGCTCAGTTTGGTAACCCAACACAGGGTGACTCTTTATTCTGGAATGGTTCTGATTGGATTGTTACTCGTAGTCCTATTATCTGGTGGGAAGTGAATGCGAACGGAACTTCGGACTATACTTTCAATGGTCCTGGATTCTCTTCGACAGCAAATGATCCAGACCTCTATGTTTATAGAGGATTCACTTATGCCTTTGATAATAGTGTTCAGGGTGGCGCTCACCCGTTCCGTATTCAAAGCACACAGGGGTTAGCAGGTAACCCATACACTGCGGGTCAAAGTGGTAGTGGAACTAACGTTCTTTATTGGACTGTTCCTCTCGATGCTCCGAATACTCTGTATTATCAGTGTACAATCCATGCAGCAATGCAAGGCACTATTAACGTTGTAAGTTGACGATAAATGGCAAGAACAGTTCCTGGGTCTGGTGCGGTAATCGAACCAATCTTTGATGAGATTTTCGGTGTTCGTGCAGTAAATGTAAAAGAAGGTGGTAGTGGGTATGATCCTACTGATCCCCCAAGGTTGACTGTTGATGGATGTGGAACTCCAGATGCTGAAGCACTTCTATATCCAATTATTGACGAAGATTCTGGTAAAATTATTCACGTTAGAGTTCTTGAAAGAGGTAGAGGGTATGACCCTCTGAGACTTCAGATTACACCTCAGCAAGAGACTCCTAATGTAATTAAGTCTTTTGATATTAATAGAATTTGGCAAACACACCCAAACTCTCCAACCTCGGGTGTTTTTGGAATTAGTAATAATGTAAAGAATGATCGTCTGACAATTGTTTCTGACAATCATCCCAAACCCACTTGGACATTAGCAGAAGCAGCACCTGGTGGTGGTCCTTTAGTAGATAGAAATTTCAATCAAACGTTTGTATACCGAGGTGGTAAAGACGTTCCTTTTGTTGGTGCTAGATCATTTCAGAATGATAAAGTAACAGGTATTCTTGCAAATGGTGGATTGCTTCATACTCCTGATTGGGGTGGAGATGGTGGAGTAACAGTTGGATTCTCCATTGACACAGTTAAGTATCCATATGTAAAAAATAGTGACGCAAACGATGTCATTACTGAAAGTAATGTCGCTTACTATAGCAGTAGTAAAACCATTGATGAGTTTTCTAGTTCAAATGGTGTCTTCCAGTGGGGCGATCAAGAACAATTTACCTGGAATGTCAAAGTTGAACTTGATAATATCATGCTCAACGTCAGTCAGTTGGATGAGACTGTAGGTGTAGTTGAATTAGGTAGAACTATTGATGAGATTGGTGGAAATGCAACGGGTGAAATTGCAAAGATTGTAAGAGATAATAATGGATCTATAACCAGAATATATCTGAGACAAGTGCAATCTGCATTTGAAAATGGTGATCAAGTTATCGGATCTAATGGATTCAACTTTGTTATTAGTGGAGATCCTATAGTCTTTACTAATGGTATTTTCTATATTGACTTTGGTCCTGAAGCACACGAGTTTGGATCGTTTGCTCCTGGTGTTTTCTATATGGCACCTGAGAATATCAAAGTCCAAAAGAACTATCTAATCAAATGGAATCAATCGGATTCTAGTAACGCTCAGGGTATAGGGCATCCTATGCAGTTCAGCACAACTGCTGATGGTACTCAGAATGGTGGTGCTCTTTATTACAACAGCACTGGTGCAAGTGCTGCTCCAGCTGCAGATTATGAAAATACTTACAATCCTTTATTCATTATGAATGGGGATGAGGTCAATAGAATTTATTACTATTGTCAACATCATCGCTATATGTCTGGGTATGAGGGTGATGAAGGTTATATGATCCTCAGCACCGAAGAAGAGGAAGAGGAAAGACCTGAAAATGATTACTATGTTAGAGAATATTTTCAGTCTGATGCAAATGATGACTCGACTATTGATCGCAGTAGACATGTAGATGGACACTCAAAAGTCCTTGGCATGTCCTTCGATGGATATCCAATCTATGGTCCTTGGGGATATAACTCCAGTGGTGCTGTAGCGAAAGAAGTTTCCTCATATAGATTGAGAACAACTATTGAGTTACCTGGTGCCAGAGATGATGTTAGTGATGAGAGCACTACAACCTATGCAGTAACTATTTCTAATGGAGAGTTCTTATTTGACGGATCTCGCCCATCATTTTTGCTTTTAAAAAGAGGCAATACATATGTCTTCAATCAAGACGACTCATCTAATGATGCAGAACACTTATTCTTTGCAACTCAGTCAGATGGATGGCATGTAGGATCTCCTCCTGTTATTGGTGATACAACTTATCTTTATTCAGAAGATCATTTTGCATCTTATTTCATCAATGGATCTCAGGTAACATATTCTCAATACCTTAGTCAATTTACTCTTGCATCTCAGCGTGAGATGAGAATCTTGGTTCCTGTAGATGCTCCACAAGATTTATATGTTTTTGGTTATACTACTGCTGGTCTTGGACTTAGAGTTGTTGTAGAAGATTATGCTCTTGGAGATTTAGTAGAAGATTATATTTACGATTCTAGTGTTGGTACTCTGGATGAACACAATGGTAAGTTTGCTGTTACCCCAGAATATCCAAATGGAACATATGCATATTTCATGACTGAAAATGGTAGTGGTAATCCCACATACCCTTATGCGATCGGTCCAACTTTCTATGGATCACCATTGTTTGAAGGAGACATTGTTCCTGCGTTTGCTCAGGTATTCCCAACAGAAGCAAAGGGTGATGTAATTCTGACTGACTCTGGAGAAGTTTCATATATCAGAATGACACAAAAGGGTGATAATTATTTTGGTTCTGCAAACGTAAAGATTTTAGGTGGTGAAGGATCTGGTGCTGTAGGTAGTGCTGTTGTTCAAACTATTACAGGTCTTTCTTTGTTAGATCCTGGTGCTGGATATCAAACTCCACCAAATCTTATTTTCCAAGGTGGTGGTGGACAAGGTGCGTCTGGTGCTGCTAACATCGATCCAACAGGTAAGGTTACTAGTATTACAATTTCTGATCCTGGTGAGTTCTATCAAGAAGCACCTTTCGTTCTACTTACTGGCGGTGGCGGTAGTGGAGCAAAAGCAATTGCAAATATCAATCAGGGTCAACTGAGTAGTATTACAATTACGGATCCTGGTCAGGGATATACATCTCCACCAAATATCATCTTCACTAAGATTGTCAATCTGAAGAGAAAAACAAGATCCAGACAGGCATTTAACTCAGGAATTAGATATCTCACTGGCATTACAAAGAATGTTGCTGCCGATGATACTGATATTTTTGTTTCTGATACAAGTGCATTCCCAGGATCTGGTGAAATCTTGTTAGGTTATGAAACAATTGCATACACCACAAAAGCACCTGGTAAGTTCTCTGGATTGACTAGAGGTGTTAACTTTAATTACGATCAACGTGTTATCTTAGATAGTGTTCAGGTCGATTCTAATGACATTTCCACCTATAATTTCAATGTTGGTGACAGAGTAATTCGTAGAGTTGAAAATTCTAACAACAAAGTTGCTAAGGTATATGACTGGAATCCAGTTACCAAAGAACTTTTAGTTACGTTTGAAGTTGATGAACTTGCTTTTATCGATGCAGGTATCCCATCAACCGAAGATAGCATCGTTCAATTCGATGCTGGATTATATAACAGCAGTAATGCAACACAATTACCTCATGTCATTCTTACTGAAGTTGGATCAGAAATTAAGTTGTTGACAAATCCACTGAGTGTTCTTGCAAATAGTGTATTTGAAGATAATGATGAGAATGAAGATCCTAATAATCCTGGAACTTTCTTAGGAGATGGTATTGCTGACTTGGTAAATACATCTACTGACTATGACAACCAAATTAATTTAGATGGTGGTATTGTTCTGGGTGAACCAGGTGAAGGTGGTAGAGACTCTAAGTATGGTATTGAAGAAACTCAAGGTGGTACGAACACCACTCTGTTCCAAGTTGGTGACAACATTAAAGATGGTTCTATCCCATTCAAATATGCAACCATTGTCACTGCTGGTGGATTGTCAGAGGGTGTTCCTCATGTCGGACTTCTTACTATCCAATTAGATCCTAATAATGCAAATGGTCAGAATTATGGTGTTAATGAAGTTATTACAGGTCAGACTTCTGGAGTTCAGGCAACAGTTGTTTCTTGGGATCCTGTAAACTCTGTTCTGGTTGTTCAGGATGTCACACCATTTAATACTGGCGATACAAATGTTGGCGTTAATGGTTTCTTGTATGAGTTCTCTGATAAAGGAACCATCGTAGACTTCGTGATTCAAAATGCTGGTACTAACTATAGTGCAACTCCAACAGTCGCTATTGAGAATACAGGAGATATTGAGGCAACTGCAACAGTCGTTATGACAAGTGCAGGAGACCAAGTTTCATCTCTTACAATTACTAATGGTGGGTATGGAATTCCACAAACAGTTGATGGTACATACAACCTACACCCAACAATTACATTCTCCAATGCTAGTGGAGATACCACTGGTTCTGGTGCTGTAGCATATGCAATTTTGGGTGGAGAAGACATCCTTGGCACAGGTGGTGCGCGTTATAGAATCAAGAGCGTCGATTATCAGACAATTGTCCGCTCGTAACCCTCATAAATAAACAAGAGGACAATAATCCCTTAGGAAATGGCAGCTCTATTAACTGATCAATTTAGGATTTTTTCTGCGAAGAAATTCATCAAATCCCTAGAAGGCCCTGTCGCAACGGAAAGCGACGATGTAGCGGGTACTTCTAGAGATCGTGTATATTTGTTTATTGGAAGACCTCAGAGTTGGGACAATGAAAACTCACCTCCTCAGGCGGTAGACTCTTTCTCGGAGTTCTCCAATTCATATGACGACATGATTTCTCTGAAGAGAGTCCTCGCTTCAGATACAATTCAAGTTGTTCGTCGTATTGATTGGGTTTCTCCTGAAGAAACTACTGGTGGTTTGGGTTTTACTTATGACATGTATCGTCATGATTACTCTCCATCTAAGACTGCTTCCTCTGGTGCTACCAAACTTTATGATTCTGACTTTTATGTTGTAAACTCTCAGTATCAAGTATACAAGTGCATTTACAACGGAACGTCACCTTCCGATCCTAACGGAAAACCCTCAACTATTGAACCTACTGGTACTTCTACATCTATTATTACTACTGGTGATGGATATCGTTGGAAGTATATGTACACTATTCCAGTTGCTTCAGTTCTGAAGTTCTTCTCTAGTGATTACATGCCAGTTTTCACTAATGATGCAGTTAGAACAAACGCTGTTGCTGGTGAAATTGACACAGTTGTAATCAACTCTGCTGGTTCTGGTTATAACAACGGAACCTATGATAATGTTGCCATTAATGGTGACGGAACTGGCGGTCGTGTTTCTATTGTTGTTGATGGTGGTAAAATCACCGCTGCAACAGTTACTTCTGGTGGTACTGGTTATACCTTCGGTAAAATCAGTATTGGCGCAATCACTGGTATTGGTACAGGAACTGCTGGCGAAGTTGATGTTGTCATTCCACCTCCAAGTGGACATGGTGCAGAATCTGTCGTTGAACTTGGTGCATTCCGAGTTATGATCAACGCTAAACTTTCCTACGATGAAGGTGCAGGTGACTTCCCGATTGATAACGACTATCGTCGTATTGGTCTGATCACCAATCCTCTGAAGTTTGGTACTGAAGAGTTGATCTCTGATCTTACAGTTTCTGCGGCAAAGGCAATTATCTTTGCTCCGACTTTCCAAGGTAACTATGTTCCTGACGAAATTGTTACACAAACTCGTGTTGTTGGCGGTACAAACGTCACTGCTCGTGGTCGTGTTGTTTCGTGGAATCCTACAACTAAAGTTTTGAAGTATTATCAAAACTCTGTTGATGGTATCTTCCCAGAAGTTACTGGTACACAGAATGAGTTTGATGGATCTAACGTTGTTAGCGGCGCTACTTCTGGTGCTGCTGGTCAACCCGATGTTGCTTTCCCAGAAGTTCCTAATTCGTCTTCTAGGACAATCAACAACACCGAGTATGACTTGGGCATGAAATTTAATAATGGATATGCGAAACCTGAAATCAAGTCAAACAGCGGTCAGGTTGTTTATATAGATAATAGAAGAGCAATTAGTCGTGCAAACGACCAGGTAGAAGACATCAAAATCGTAATCGAATTCTAATGGCACAAAATACCAACTTAAACGTCACACCTTATTACGACGATTTCGATAAGGACAAGAATTTTTATCGAGTATTGTTCCGACCTGGATATCCTATTCAGGCGAGAGAACTTACTACGATGCAGAGTATTCTGCAGAATCAGGTTGAGAACATGGGTTCGCACCTCTTCAAAGAGGGTTCAATGGTCATCCCTGGCCAAGTTGGTTACGA